GTCGATCTGGAAGTCATCTCAACTCCTTTTTCAGGGAGCGGTTGAACCAGATCTAGCTCATAATATGTAACTGAAGAGATCTCTGTCTTTGATTTTAAGGGCAGATGACAAATCGTAATGACCTGTATCTGGAGATATGAAATCTCTCTCGAGTAATACATTGAAGAGATCAAGTAAACTATGTTTACTAGTCTTGTTCAACACATTCCTCTTGATGGATGACATCTCTGTTCCTTTTAGAGCAAACCGTTTGGTGAACTCTATCTGGGATTTCTCCTTAGAACCTGTTATGCTCTTACTTATGTTGATGGAAATTCCAACTTCATGGGTAAGAACTGACCGGTAGATTCTTGCAACTCTTTTATCAAATATAACCACGTCATCACCCAGTAACTTGTACTTCTTGAAGAACTTCAAGGGCTTGCCCTTTCGAAGATTCTCTCGATTAGCACAAAACTGTATGATGTCATGATGTCAGAGTGCAAATGAAGGGAATGAGGATAGTAAGCCTAACGGCTGTCCTATAGCTCACTTTACGTTTGCACCTGTTTGTTTGATATTAAAGAACCGCTGCGTCATTATCTGATACCAAGCTTCGGCTAAATCGTTTCCTCCTAACAGTCTCAAACGGTGTTTCTGCATTATTGCAGGAATCCTGTCTGAGGCTGAGGACAGGTCAAAACAATAAGTTGGTGATCCAACACTCTCCCTCAACAAAGATTGAAAACCTTTGTTTTGGTCGGCTGTTGTATCAGAACTTATTCCTTTTAGTGTCTTATATAGAGAATTCTGTATAACCTTCAATGAAGTCTGGGATCAATAATCCGCAATCGCGAATCTCCTTGTTTTACCACCCGGTTCGGCCGTAAAGCCTAATCGACCGGTAAGATAAGAAGCCGAGCTGTCAACAGTCGCAGCCATGTTGTCTAATCACTTTGTGATTCAATCTTGTCCTAGGATTCGATTTAGATCACTAATAGATTTGTACAACATGCTATCGTCTGTTACCGCTCTGGCATCAATGTGTGCATACGCTACAGCAGGACCATTAGGACCTTTTGATAACGTTCTGAACGCATTATTCGCCTCGCGATTAGTCTGTAGGGAACCTAAGTATCACTCTCTGTTCATAGTGAATTTCTCCAGAAAATCGGAAAACTCCGTATCTAATAAAAGTAGGACGTCCTTTTTAGGATGTGTCGAAACAATATCAGTTACGTCGTAGTCGATTGGAAGTTTAATTAGCTCGAACGAGCGGGCGATAGTTAGGGCGACCCGTTTGGATTGCCTATCCCCTTTTATAAGTGGCCGTAACGGCCATAAGGGCTTTGGTAATCCTGACGAGTCCACCTTACAGAACGCAATAGTTTGAGTAGGAAGTTCTAGAAGATAGTTACGTAAAAACGTATACATATCTTTATAGAACATCAATGTGTCTCGTTTACCATGGACGCTAACGCGTCTCACGATATCCGTTTCATACTTGTTCCAAATGTATTCAACCTTACCACTTGAGACAGTGAGATGATCAAGAGAAGCTATAAACGCCAATCTTGTTATTCTTTCAGTTCTCATTAGGTTTGTTTGTCACAATTTATTACTTACTAGTAAGTAATGTGCTCTCACTAGCGGGATTGCTAGCTGCCACCAGTGACCAACGGTGGATAGAACAACAGTACTACCCAGAAGGGGACCTCGGTCCCGTCTGATAAGTGCTCCAACTATCTCCGCATTGGTAAGCCAAAACAGTTCTAGAGAGGAACAGATACCGAGACGAGGGTCCGAGA